CTGCTTCCTGAGGGCAATTGCGGCCTCCAGGTGGCCATCTACGCCGCGGGCCTGAGCCTTCTCCTGCTCATGCCCGTTGAGCGCCTGGAGCGTATAGCGGATGTGCTCGATCTGGTCGAGGAACGGCTTGGCGGCCGCGTCGGCCTGCTGCTTGAGGTCGGCCATCATCGCCTCCAGCTTCGTGGCCAGGCTCTTTTTCGGTTTCGTCGGCATCGTCGTCTCTCCCTTTTACAGCTGGTCGTCGAAGTCGTTGTCGGCCTGGAACAGCCGCGCCATCTCATCCTGGGTGCGCGAGACGGCTTCCAGGGCGTCCTTGAGCGCGGCGATCATCGTGCCCTGCAGGTCGAAGAGCTTCTGGTGGGATTCACGCTGGCGGCGCAGGACGGCCTGCAGGCGCTCTTTCTCGTCGTCGGTCATGGCTTCTCCCTCAATGCGGCAGGCGGCTGAGCACGTTGAAGGTCAGCCACAGGTTGGCGACGGCCAGGGCCGTCAGGAACGTGACCATCCAGGTCAGCAGGGTCAAGCGGCCATCGATGGAGGCCAGCCGCGAGTCATAGGCGGCGACTTCCTCCGCTGCCTTGCGCGCCATGTCGGCATCCCCAGGGTTCAAGAGCGCGTCGTGGAGCGCGCCCAGTCGGAGGCTCATGTCGTCTCCCTCGTTCACACGCGTTAGGCTGCGTGGTTGCGGCGTCGCCGCCGGTTCTTCCTGGTCGCTTCTTCAGCCCGTCGAATCTGGTTCTTCACGCTGTCGAAGGTGATGAGCTTGGCTGAGTGCTTCTTGACGTAGTTCTCCAGCGGGTTGTCACCGCCGATGCCGCGCGCTTCGAAGGCGGCACCCAGGACCGCCAGGCAGATCACGCCCACACGCGGGAGGGCGAGATCACGGGGGCTGAACGTCATGTAGAGCTGCTGGAGGCTTTCGACGCCGAGCGCCTCCAGCGCGGCGGTCAGGTAGCGGGCGGCGAGGAAGTTGTAGCAGCCGACGTCGGCGAGGTCGCCTCGGGTCAGCTTGTCCTTCCCCACCACGAGCACGTGTTCTCCAGCGGTCGATTGGAGCTTGGTAACCGCGGTCTGTCCAAGCACTCTCGCTGTCAGATTCATCGCTCCTCCATGTGCTTCAGGCGCGCGTCGAGTACGCCTTCGACGCGCAGCAACTCCGCGCGCCACAGGTCACGCATGTCATCGAAGCGTGTGTTGATGGCGTCGAACCCGCTCATCATCCGCGACGAGAGCAGCGTGTAGACCGCGACGACGAGCGCGGTGTTGACCACGATCGGCAGGCCGATCGCGAGATACAACTGCGCGTTGGTCATGCCGCTCCCTCCCTCTTCACCTTCAGCCGTGCCAGCACTGCCGCCGGGCGCTCTTCGCCCAGGCGTTCGAAGACGGCCTTGAGCACGTCCCGAAAGGTCATCGCCTCCTCGACCGTCTCGCAGTCGATCGTCCAGCTGACGTCGCGCCACGGCTTGTAGTTGCCGCGTCCGCCCTCCGGGTCTCCCTGGTAAATCAGCGGCTGTATCCGCAGCTTGATCGCCTTCCCCTTGCGCGCGGCGAAGGCGTCCCGCAGCTGCTTGCGGTCGTCCTGTAAGTCGCGTCCGTATCCCGTCTTGATCATTGGTCTGCTCCCCTAGCGTTATCTAACTTAGTGATTATATACAAGCTGGACAGGCTGTCAATCTTTCCTGAACACACGTGGTCCTGTGCGGTGAGCGCAGCGAATGCCTACATCTGGTGGGTTGCCTGGTTAACTGAGCGGTGGTAGAAGGGGGCCGTCATTCTCTCGTTACGCAATAGGCGGCGTCCAGAAAGACGAAGGGCCGGGTCACCCACACAAGCGCCCGGCCCCGACGAGAGAGAAAGGAACGAACGTGAAGAAGAATCCCACAACGTCAGTTCCAGGTCAACCCTTCCCCGATCCCCTCGGCCTCGTGTTCCGGCACCGCAGCATCAATCTCATCTCAGGCGCATCCGGCATTGGCAAGACGGCGCTGATGGCTGACATGCTCAACCGGTTTCGCACCGGAGCCCCTATCTTCGGCCACACACCCGCGCGTATTACCGACATTGGCGTGATCGCCGCCGACCGCGACTGGGAGGGTGGAGCCGGGCCGTGGTTCGTGCGGGCGGGCTTCCCGGACGCGAAGCACTACTCGTTTGTCGACGACCCGACGTTCGACCCGGACACCCTGGACAGCCTCACGGAGCGGCCCAAGCGCCTCGCCGAGATGCTCGACAAGCTGGAGATGAAGCCCGGCGGGATCGTGCTGGTCGATCCGATCGCCGCCTTCCTCGGCGGGAAGCCGAACGACTACGACCTCAACATGCGCTCGTGCCTGAAGATCCGCAAGCTGCTGCGCCTGCGTGAACTGACGATCTTCGGCACCGCGCACATCGGCAAGATGAAGGCGGACAAACGGGAACGCTTCCTCCGGCCGCAGGATGCGATTCTCGGTAGCGCCGGGCAGCTGGCCTACGCCGACACCCAGTGCTACCTGGCCGCGCCCGAAGAACAGGAGACGCCCTATTACACGTTCCTGTGGCATCCGCACCTGGTCCCGCCCGAGACGTTTGCGCTTGAGCGTGACCGCCAGGGACTCTTCGTGCCCTATAGCGGAGCCGACCGCGAGAACTGCCGCGGCATCCTGGCGCTGTTGCCCGAGAACGGCACGCCCATGGTCCTGGCGATGCTTCTTGAACTCGCTGAGCAGATTCCGCTCTCGCGCCGCACGGTCATCCGGGTGCTCCAGACATTGGTCGAGGAAGGCACGGTCGAGAAGGTGAAGCACGGCACCTACGCACGCGTGGTGGCGCACTGAAAAACTAAAAGAGGCCCCCCTGTGGCACTATGGGGGTTAACCCCCTCTCTATCTAGTACATAGATAATATTAGAGAGCGTACACTCGGGTGGCACTTTGGCACGACTAGCTCTGCTGTATGTGGCACTTGGCACTAGTTGACACTTCCTGTAAACGCATACCTGTGAGGGACTTAGGCCTCAAAGTGTCAACTTTCCTCCACCTGTGATCGGTCCTCCGGCTCGATCAGCTTCGCCCCCTGCCCCGGATCGCCGTGGACCGGGCACATTGGAGCCCAGCCGTCCTCGGGACAGGTGCAGGGGTCGTCGATGACCAGGTTCACGTCCTGGCCCTGGTTGTACTCGGCCTTGGCGAACCAGCCGGAGGCGCGACGGCGCAGTTCCATCAGCTGGCGGCGCGTGGGCACGGTGTCAGGAGGCGCGTGGACGGGCCTGGGACCGCCTGCCTTGTAGGGGAAGAGCAGCAGGCCTGCCGCGAAGGAATTGCGGCACCAGGGGCAGCGTAGGCGCTGGGAGAAGGGGTTCCAGGTGAGCTTCCAGACGCTCTTGTTGTAGGCCTTCTGGCGGGCCGCGCTGCGCCGGTTGCCGGGCGTCTTCAATCGTGCGGGCAGGCTGCGTTCATCCTGGTCGGAGAAGATCAGCCGTCCGCAGTTGGGGCATTCACAGGTGAAGCGGTCGAGCCTGGCGAAGAAGCGATCTGACGGCAGCATAGTGGAGCGGTGCATTAGCGCCTCGGTTGGTAGCAGCCGTGGCTGGTGATGCCGAGGGAAACCAGGGCCTCGCTGCAGACCACAACAGCCTCGTCGCAGCACTGGTCCCTGGTGTACTCGTACGGGACGGTTTCCCCGACGCACAAGACGGGTCGGCCACGACGGCGAGGCTGGTGGAACCAGTCCGGGGCGCTGTGACTCGGGCACGTGCCGGTGTGGGTGTAGCCGGAGGCGTCGATGAAGCCCTGAGCGCCGGGCATCGGGGTGCCGGGGGCCAAGAACCTGTCGGCGATTTCGATCAGCCGGTCGTAATACCGGGGTTGCCCGTGGCCGTCCAGGCCGGGCTGTTCTCCTGGAGACGCGTAGCTGGGTGAGTTGCTGCCGTGGTCGGTCTGATACCACAGGCCGTCGACCTCCAGGCCTCCCTCGACATACCAGGCTTCCTGCTCGCCGCCGCGGGCTGGGTCGTCGGCTTCGATCCAGGCTCCCTCGGTGTGACTGTCGTTCCAGATCCAGGTGAACGAGACGGGGTTGAAGCTGGGCGGCTGCGGTGGGTGGTTCGGGTTGCTGCCCCAGTACGCGCCCATCGTGCAGCGTAGCGGCTGGAGCCACAGGAGCAGCAGCGCGTCGTCGCCCAGGGTTCTCCGCATCAGGAGCATCGCGTCGTGCTGCTGGCGGGCGCTGAACGCCCCGCCTCGATCGAGGTTCCACTCGTACCCCCCGTAGTACCAGGACTGGGCGGCGAGATGCGCGGTCGCATCGAGGGTGCGCTCCATCTGCCCGTTGTAGATTTCCACGTGCGTGCCGCCGTCGGCGGTGCAGGTCCCGATGATCGGGAAGAAGCCTTCGGCCGCGACGTAGTCACACAGCCGCGCGTATTCCGGTAGGTTCCCGCGGAAGTCGTAGGTCGCCCCCTGCATGTAGCCGGGATAGCCGCCCTGGACGCAGAGTTGAATCGCATCGACGCCGAGATCGCGTTTCACTCGTAGGCACGCGTCGAGACGTGACCGGTCGCCTCTGGCCCAGTTCACCCCGAAGTAGATCGCGTCGAAGACCGGCTGGCCTTCGTGGTCCCGGTGTGAGCAGTAGGAGGCGCGCATGGTGCGCCGGTCGGAGGGTCCTGGCGGGCGCGGACTCGGGCCGGATTGGGTGGCCCCGCTGAGGACGACGTAGCTGGCCCCGGTTATCCCGCTCATACGTTCGGCACGTCCTGGGCCAGCGGGATGATGACGACGATGCTGCCCTTGCCCCACGGCCGGTAGACGGCTCCAGCTGCGGTCTTCTTGCAGCGCTCGAAACTGCCGCTCGCGCCTTCAGGCCGCGTCTGCGCGCTGCCGTCAGGCTGCATCGAGAGCACGTCGCCGTCCTGGCTGGGTGTGCCGTCGTCGCGCGTCAGGTCGCACGCGCCGATGGTGTAGGTGAAGTCGCCGTTGCCGACGTCGTTGAGGCACTCGGGGTCGAGCGCGCGGATGACGAGGTAGGGGAACGGGGCGGGCGTCTTGGGAGCACGCGTGGTGGTGTTCTTTCTGACCGGCATAGACCCTCCGAGGGCGACTATGCCGCCGCCCCCGGAGCCGAGCTAGATCCCCTTACTCGCCAGTCGTGACGTCGAGGTTTTCGCAAACCCAACGCGGCGTATCGGGTGGGCAGGGCGGGTGATGTTTGCAGTCAGTCGCGAGGGCGGATCGCACTCGCGGCAACACGTATTCACGACTAGCCTGCTTGTCCGACTTGTGCTCGACGCGTTCAAGGCACGTCAGGATGCGGGCCAACTGGCCGCTGATGTAGAACAGCAGACCGGTGATCACGCCGAGCACGAGCACGGCGAGGACGTTGGGGTTCATGGCTTCTCCTCCTCACGCGTGCGGATGTAGTCCGCGGTGAGCGCTTCTAACTCCCGGCGCTCCTGGCTGGTGGCCTCGGGGTCAGGATGCACGCGGGCCAGGTGTTCTTCAGGTGATTCATCGAACGAGGGCGCTGGCTCGTTCGCGAGCAGCGCCTTCATCGAGCAGTGGATGCAGACGGTCGGGCTCATGGCTTCACTCCAGGGACTTTGAAGATCGCCCCGGCGAGCAGGGCGAACAGGAACAGGGTCAGCATCAGTCCTCTACTTTCTCGGACTTCATCCAGTCCAGTTCCATCTGGGCGTCACCGGGTTGCAGGTCGGTGATGTTCTTGTCGATCGAGCCGTAGGGTTTCCCCAGCTGGTCGAGGTCGTAGGGCTGCTCGTGCGCGATGGCGACGAGCAGCTTGCGGTAGTTGCGATCACTCAGGCGATAGAGATAGCCCATCTGGCTGATGATCTTCATCGGTCTCTTTCTCTCTCTCTCTGGTACGTGTGTGTGTGTGTCCGCTGCCAGCGTCGTTCGTGCCGACGACGGCAGCGCAGCGCCGTGGTCTGGGTGCGGTGGCGTCGGCCGCAGTAGCGGCAGCGCGCCTTCGGGTCGTGCATTACTCGGCCTTCGCCTTTGCCGCCATCGCGGCGATCTGATGCCAGCAGTCGGGGCAGGTCACTTTCCGCAGGTCGGTGTGCCGTCGTGGCGCTGGCACGCTGCGGGTCTGCCACTGGTCGTGCTTCGGCGCAGTCGTATCGGCGGAATCGATGTGCTGCTGCAGTTCCTTGAAGTAGCAGCGGAAGGCCAAGCCTCCGCTGCCGTGCGATGCATAGTGAACCGGGCGAGCCATCACTCGGCCTTCTTCAGGAACGCCGGTTGAATCCCCGCGGCCTTGCGCTTCGCCGCGTTGGTCCGTGCCGCGCGCTTGCGGCTCACGATCGTCGCGCTGTCGCGGTGCCTGACCAGGGCGGCGCAGACCTCGGGCGGCAGGACGATCCGCACCGGGTCGGTGTTCGACAACCGCTGGACGAGCACGGTCTCGCGCCCGTCTTCGCGGAAGGTCGTCAGGACCCACGTCGCCAGGTTGCCGTAGGCGTCGGGCAGATGGATGGTCGACTCGCGGCGCACCGCGCCAGGGTTCCGCATGAAGCGGCGGACTGCTTCGCTGAACTCGTCGCGCGGCAGCGCCAGTTCGGGGGTGTCGTCTTTCTTGTTCATCGCTCTCCCTCACTCGTATCTGTGTGTGACTTCGTCCAGCCGCCGATCGGCATCTGCTCCAGCGACTGCTGGTAGGCCAGCGCCTTGGCCTTCACCGCGTGCAGCGTCGGCTCGTCGGCGAGGGTCTTCGGGTTGGTGCGCGCCGACAGGGTCAGCCGCCAGCGCACCTGTGCGCCGTGGACCCCGCCGACGGTGTAGCGGACGGCGTGGTATTTCCGGTTGGCGCTCACGTGCCAGCCGTTCTGCACGCGAATCCAGTTCAGGTCGGTCGTCATGCCTCTCTCCTCAACGCGTTCTCCGGTGTGGTCTGCGCCTCGACCTGGCGCTTGATTTCGTGGCGGACGATCTCGGCGAGCGACGTCGTGCCGTACTGCTTCGGCTTGGCCGGGTCGAGGTGGTAGCGGCGGGCCTTCTTGTAGTCCTCGAACGCCCGCTCTGCGTCGCGTGCCGCCTGCTGCAGGCGCTTCCACTCGGCCCGCGTCTCCTCGGTCCACGGCAGATAGGCGGTGCGGATGGACCGTTCCTGATCCGCCTTGCCCTCACTCGTGCGGACGAGTGCGATGTCGTTGTCGTTGCTCTTCAGCCCGGTCAGCGTGATGTTGTCCAGCTCGTAGGTGTCGAGCCCGACGGTGACGTTGACCTTCGCGCGCTTCTCCTTCGCGCGCCGCTCCAGCTTCTCCAGCAGCCCGTCGAGCGTCTGTGCGTCGACCTGCTTGCCCTTGAACTCGGCGCGGAAGATGCCGCCGTTGTCAACCGAGACGTCTACGACGTCGCCGGTCGAGAGTTTGTAATCAGTCAGCTTAGCCATGTTCGTTCTCTCCTTCACTCGTACAGATGATACACAACTAGCACAGGCCTGACAACTACTACAGCCTGTGCTAGTCGGTACTAACCCTGGTTAACACGCGCGTCGTGTTCGCGCCAGGTGTCGAGCCACGCGTTGATCTGGCGCAGCTGCAGCTGCAGTTCTTCGCGGAACTGCTGGTCCTCGGGTTGCGGCAAGCGCCCGTCGAGATGCACGACGGCGCGCTGGAAGCGCTCGATGTCTTCGGCAATGCGGATGATGGATGCCATTGCTCTCTCTCTCTCTCTCTCTCTCACGCGTTGTGGTGTGTGGTCAGGTCGACGGTGAACTCGCAGCCGGAGCAGAAGGCCGCTCCGGCCTGCGGGTCGAGGTAGACCGCGCCGCCGCAGTCGGGGCAGACGGCCGGGGTGTTCGCCTTGGTGCGGCACGCCGCGCAGGGGTTCCACGCGACGCGCTGCACCCGCGCCGATGCGCCGTCACAGTAGGCGCAGCGGATGAGCGCGTTGCCTGGGGTCGACATCACTCGGCTCCCAGGATCACGACGTCGCGCCAGGCGGTGACGTGGCCGGGCTCGCCGTAGACAAGCTCGCCGACACGGTGCCGCAGCAGCAGCTGGTCGGTTTCGTTACGCAGGGGCTCCGCGGCGATGGTGCCGTAGATGTGTTCGGTGCCCAGGGTCAGGTTGGTCAGGCCGTTCTTGTGTGCGACCGCGCCGTAGTGCTCGATGTGGACCGGGCCGACATACACTCGTACCCGGTAGAACTTCGTCGTCGTCATAGAACCTCCACGACGTCGGCCACGCGCGTCCAACTGTGTTCGGTCAGCACGACTGCAGGTTCAGAGTAGTTCTCGCCGTAGGGTGCGACGAGCACATAGGCGTGGAAGCAATCGCGGACGGTGTCGGTGCAGATGCGGCCGTCGGCGCGATGAAAGCGAATCACGCTGCCGCGCGTGAGGATGATCGTTCGGCCATAGATGTTCTGGCCGGTGATCGCAGCAAGGTTGCCTTCAGGAAACTTCGTCGTCGTCATCGTCGTTCCCTCTCGTATAAACGCGTGTCAGTAGCTGGTCAGCCGGGCGACGCAGCGCAGACAGTAGCCGCTGACGTCGCCGGAGGCCATGGCCTGCCGGGCGAGACGCCGCAGCAGGTCGTGGTCGCCGCTGGGATAGGTCGCCCACCGGCCGCAGAGCGCGGGGCCTCGACGCCCCGCTGCCCGGCCAGGTGTCGGCACGTGTGCGCGCTTCCCGCGCGCTCGCCGGGTCATTCCTGCCCCCAGCGTCGCGGGATCGCCAGCTGGCCCGGCGTCAGGTCGCCGTAGGATTCGGCCATGCGCGCGTCAATCTCCCATTCGTCGGGGTCGTGCAGGGTCAGCCGATCGCGCGCCTCGCCGAGAGCGGCCAGCGCCTCCTCGTCGCGGATGTAGCGGTCCTGCCCTTCGCGCTCCGGGTCCGGTTCGGTGTAGTCGTCGTCGTCGGGCAGTGGCTCGCCGAGTGGCACGCGGCGGTCAGGCGGCAGGTCACGGTCGCCCGGCCGCTCGCCGACGTTGTCAGCGTTCGGATCGTAGCCGGGGCCGTGCCAGGCGTCGTCGTCGTCGGCCGGGTCGTAGGGTGTCTCGTCGTACGCCTCGCCGATCGGGTCGGCCGTCTCGACCTGGGGGTGGGGCTCCAGTTCGGTCGCCAGGATTCGCAGGATGTCCTGCGCGTCGTGATCGTCGTCGGCGTGGAAGGTGATGTCGATGCGGCCTCGATAGATAGCCATGGTCGTGTCCTCTCTCTCTGAAACGTGTGTAGGTGTGTGGTGCAGGCCGGGTGTGTGCCCGGCCCGCCGATTACTTCTCGATGCTATAGGCACGGCAGGGTCCGGTGTGCCCGGCGTGCCGCTCGCACGGTGCCACGATCGCCGCGTCGATCGGCTGACCGCAGCGGCTCTTCAGCGGGTCCGCCCAGACGTCGGCCCAGGCGACCTCGACGGCCGATCGCACGTCGGGTGTGCGACCTTCCAAGTGCAGCGCCGCATTGAGCAGCACGCAGTCGGCGAAGGACGGGACGGGCCGCGTGCAGTCGACGCGCGCCCGCAGGATGATGGCAGCGTCAAGCGCTGCCCGGTCGGATGTCGTCACGGTGTGCCTCTCTCTCAGGTGAACGTGTGTGGGTGTGTGATGCGGCAGGCTACAGCAGCCCGCCGCGGATGTAGATGCTCTCAGATCAGCGTGGCGATCAGCAGCCACATAACCAGCGTGTAGACGGTGAGCAGCGCGCCGCCGACACGGGCCAGCAGCAGGTAGTCACCAAAGCAGCCGACCAGCGTCGCCAGTACGCCCAGCCCGCCGCTGACCAGCGACGCGTCGACCAGAACCAATTGCCCAGGGGTAACCATTGTGTGCCTCTCTCTCTCTCGAAAACGTGTGTGTGTGTGTGAGCGAAGGCGGGGCCGTAGCCCCGCCCTGCGTGTTACTCGACCGGGACCAGTTCGCCCCAGGGGTTAAACGTCGCGCCGCTGGTCACCGCCCAGATGACCGGGTAGTCGGGCTCAGCCTGCGGGAAGGTCCCATACAGGTCAGTGAGCATGATCAGGACGGTCGGCACGTCGCCGCTCGCCTCGATCTGCGTGAACACGTCGCAGAAGTCGGTGCCGCCCGACTCCGTCTGCTGGTTGACCACAACCTCTTCGCCCCGTTCGAAGGTGTCGGTCAGGTAGTTCGACGTGTGGAAGTAGCGGACGTCGATCCCGGCGGGCTGGACGTCCTGCGCGATGCTGTTCACTTCGCCGATCATCTGGCGCATGGTGACCGCGTCGACGCTGCCCGACGTATCGAACCCGACAACGATGCGCCCGCACATTGGTGTGTGCAGGCTGGGCAGGAAGTAGCCGTGCGACGTGTAGCGCTTGTTGGGGCGCTGCCAGGTGTAGTCGGCTGCACAGGCCTGCTGCACATAGTTCCGCAGCGCCGCCCGCCAGTCGACCTTCGCCCGCTTCGCCTCGCCCAGCAGCTTCCGCAGTCCGCCCGGCATGTTGCCCTGGCTGATCGCGATCCGCTCAGCCATATCCCGGGCGACTGCCCAGTCCGCTTCGGTCTGGACCGGCGTCGGGTCGTCGCCGGTTTCAGCGCCCGGCGCAGCAGGCGGCGGCGCGTCCCGGCATTCACCCATGCCGCCAGGGTCAGTCGCCTCTCCTGGGGCATCCTGGCCCTTCCCTGAGCCCTTCCCGGAGCCGTCCTTGTCGTCGGCCTCGTCGCCGTCGCCTGCGCCGCTGCCGTCCTCGTCGCCAGCCTCGTCGCCGTCGCCCGGCTGGTCGCCGCTGCCTTCGCCTTCGCCGTCGCCCTCTTCGGGCTCGCCCTCGTCGCCGGGCGTGCCGCCGGTGCCCTCGTCGCCGCCCTCGTCGCCCTCGCCCTCTTCGGGCTCCGGCTGGGGTTCAGGCTCCTGGGGCTGGGGCAGGCGGTCGTAAATCCAGTCGGCCGACTTGCCGCGGTAGGCCTTGTCGAGCAGCGCGCAGGCGGGCAGCGCGAAGCCCGCCTCGACGATGATGGGGTTGATCGCGTAGTCGGCCGCAATGTTCCAGCGCTTGTGATCCCGCGCGCCGCGCCGCCAGGGGTGACCCAGGGCGCAGTGCAGAACCTCATGCACCAGCACGCCCTTGATCTCCAGCTTCGACAGGGTCGCCGCGAAGCGGGGCGAGAAGCCCAGGTGTGTGCCGTCGGTCCAGAAGGTCTGGCAGGAAGGGTCCTCGACCAGAACCAGCTTCAGGGCGAGGTGTCCGAAGAACGGGGCGTCGTCGATCATCTCCGAGCGGCACGCCACGACGCGTTTATATGCGTCGGACGTGAACTCCGCAGGGCGGGTGTAGGTCTGCATTGCTACTCTCCAGCGGCGTAGAAGCCGCTCATGGCGTCGAGGATGTCGTTCGCCTTGTCGGCGGTCACCTTGCGCAGTGACGCGTCGTCGCGCAGGTCGGCCGGTTCGATACGCGCAAGGTCCTTCTCGACCCGCGCGCGCATGGCTTCCAAGTCGGGGTCGTCGGTGACGTTGAGGCGTCGCAGGGTGTCGCACACCTCGACGACGTTTTCGATCAGGGTGTCCCGGAAAATCTTCTGGCCTCGCTTGCCGTCGGCGGCGGTGCCGCCCTCGTCGGTGCAGCGCTCTGCGACCTTGGCGACCACACCGTGCAGTCGCTCCCAGGCGTCTTTGACCGCGCCCTGGACGGCCTCCGTCAGCCGGTCCTTGACGTTGGCCTCGATGGCCGCAATCTGGTCGGCTCCCAGGTCCAGGCGCAGGTCGCCGGTCGCCGGGAGCGGGGCGAACTCCAGCTGGATGGCAAACTTGCCGCGGATGGCGTCGGGGCTGGGATAGTCCCGGTCCTGCCACCAACCGTTGAGCGCGGCTTTGGCCTGTTCGACCAGCCGCGGGTAGTCCTTCGCGAAGGTGTCGCACAGCCGGTCGAACTCCGCGATCTTGCCGCGCATCCAGAGGCTGTACTCGGTGAACTCTTTCGTCGGGAGCAGCCGCCAGCCGTCGTTATTGCCCCAGGCCAGGGTGTGCGCCTTGTGCCAGGAGCGAACCTCGCCGATCAGGGTGACGATCGCCTGGTAGACGGTCGCCTCGCCGGGCAGCAGCTTCTTGATGGCCGTCCCGCTGCCACGCGTCGCGCCGTAGTGGCTCTCGACGTGGCGGGAGGCCTGCGGGTCGAGCTTGCGCGCGATCCAGCTGCTCGCGTGGAAGTAAACGAGCACGGCCCGCGCGTGAATGCTGCTCGCGGTGCCGTCGGGTGTGGTCGGAAGTGAAGCGTTCATGGTGTCGTGTCCTTTCGTCTCAACGCGTGTGGGTGTGTGGTCGGCGCGCCCGGTGTGTGCCGGTACGCGCCGCAGTGGGTGTTACGCCGCCTGACCGGAGAGGTACTTGCCGTACTCGCCGGTGACCAGCTTGGCGTAGGTCGCCGTTTCCTGCAGTTCAGGGTGCCGCCTGACGGTGTCGCGGACCAGCAGCGTCGCGTACTCGCCGCACCCGGCATCGAACAGCCGGTTGGCGACGATGCCCAGGTTGGGCATCGACTTGGCGTCGACCCGGTGCGCCATGGCGCAGGCAATCGCCCAGAGGCGATCGGGCTGGTTGGTCGGCAGCGTCCCGTGGTTGCCGTTCTTGAGCAGCGCGTCGACCTCGACGAGCGACCCATACATCCGTTCGAAGGTCAGGAACTCGCCCGCCGCGCCCTGGCCGACCGCGCCTTCCAGCAGGCCCTTACGGGTCGCCGGGGTCAGGTCCCACTGCAGGATCGAGGCGAAGTGTTCCCAGGTGCGCGGTGTCGGCGACCCGTCGAAGTCAGCCGTCGGCGAAAACGCGCTGAACAGGTCCGGGCGCGCCTTCAGGAAGGCCAGCAGGATGGGGCTGAAGCCGTTCTCGATCGCCCAGGGTCGCCACTCTTCGAAGTCGGCGACCATTTCGAACGTCGACGTGAACCGGCTTTTCAACGGCTCAATCATCGGCTGGACGTTCGCCTTGTGCTTGCGGTCGTTCGTCGCGGCAACGAAGGTGACCTTGTCGCTGATCGTGTGCGAGCCGATGCGTCCGCCCCAGATGACCTGCATGTAGGCCGACTGCATCGCCGGGGTCGCCTGGCCCAGGTCATCCAGGAACCAGACCGTCAGGGTCGAGGCTTCGATCGCCGCCTTCAGCTGCCCGAAGGGGACGAAGCACGCCTGGCCGTTCAGGATGCAGGGGAACCCTTTGATGTCGGTCGGGTCCTCTGTCGCCGGATGCGACAGGATGATGAGCGCGCCGACCATGCGCGCGGCCAGGGCGACGAGAGCGGTTTTGCCGATGCCGGGCTGGCCGACGATCAGGATGTTGCGCCGCGCCTTGATGGCGGCGACCAGGGCCTCTAGGACCTGGCTGGGTTTGAACTGTGCGAGAGCCATTGTTCTGTTCCTTTCGAGGTGACGTGTGGTCAGGTGAAGGACCGCGCCGTGTGTGCGGTGCGGCCCTGGTGTCGGTCTCAGCGGTCGCCGCGTGTCTGCGCGTCGAAGGTGCAGCGGTTGAGCGATGCCGCCAACGCGCGGCATTCGTCAGCGGTCAGCGCGACGTCGACAACCTGTCGGCCGTTCACGTAGACGCTGACGATTGCGCCAACCATCTCACCGACGACGATCCGCACGTCGCGACGTTTGATGTCTTTCGTTTCGAGGGTGTGCATTGTTCTGTTCCTTTCGAGGTAGTTGCGGTGTCGCGGCGGGTGTGTGCCCGCCGCAGGAAGGCCTGTGTGGCAGGCCTGCAGGCCCTCTGACGAACGATCGGATGTCCGACCGGGTCAGGGTGCCTGCACGCCTGTCACGCGTGCCGTGCGCCCGTCAGGCGCAAACCGGATGGCAACCGGGTGTGCATTTGTTGGCTTTGTCTGCCGCTCACCAAGCACGTGTAAGGGGACTGCGGTTCGCTCTGTTTACGTCTCGCGGGGGATTCGCTCATTCCTGGGGCTCAGCGGCTGTTCTTCGGTCAACAGCATGTCCCGTGTTTGCCCGTCCGTCTGACTGCGACTACCAGGCGCTCACCACGCCTGGCCGCTCCTACCTGATGTCCGCCCTTGCGGCACTATCGGCTTGGATTCTCACGGCTCTTTCGGGCTCCCTCTGCTTCCCTCGCGGCCCGCTTTCGAGCGGCGCGGCCGGTGCCATACCGGACTATCTGAGGTTCCCGCTTCGGTTGTGCCGCTGGGTCAAGCTTCCTGGGGCTATCTGCCCGCGCGCCAGCGTCGCGCCTGCGTCGGTTGTTGTGCCCTGGCTCCGCGCCAGGCCCGCCGCCGGGCCTTCACGACGGCCCGCTGAGACAAGCTGCACAGGCTGTGCCACCTGCACACCATGTATAACTGGCGCATTTCGCACAGGCGCTCCAGCCTGTGTCTCCTTCCGGGTAGACGTTTGTCCTCTTTTCCCTGCAGACGCAACCTCGACGCGGGCCAGGCGGGCTGAGCGCTCGATGCTCAGGGTCGTGTAATGGCGGTTATGTTAACCTGCTGGATTCGCCGTAACTGCTGCAGCGGCTCGACTTGCGGCGTTTTCGCGCCCTCGACGCGGAGCGAAGCGAGAGCGAAAGAGCCGACTTTCGCCTCGAAACACACCCACACGCGTGTGGCAGGAAAAGTCGTCTGCTCAGGACCAGACGTTTGCCCAGGACCAGCCGCCTGCCCGCCTCGACGCGCCGCTGCTCGCCGTCGCTCGCCGTCGCTCGCCCTCGCTCGCTGCCGCCCACTCTCGCTCGCGATGGCACGTGGCGATACGAAACTGCACGCGACTGCACGCGACTCGTCGAAACTGCACGCGGTGGCACACATTGGCGCGGTTGATTGTCCGCGGGGCCTACGGGGCCGGGCGCGGGGACGCCCACGTTCGGCCTCAGCAAAATCTTCGAAAAAGTTTTTGGCCCTGTTTTCGCTAGGGTTGGACTTTTCCCGGGAGAAGTCGCTAGGCTCTCTCTGTCACGAAATGTAACCTAGGCACTTGCGGAGACGACGACGACGATGATGCTGACGAAGCAGAACCCGAAGAAGAAGGGTGCGTTTCGCGTCGGAACGGGCCTGACGATCAACTGGAAGACCAGAACACTGCAACGCGTGCCGGTGGATGTGATCGATGCGATCGTGCCGCCCGGCACCCTGCAGCTGCACGCCTACCCATTCAATCTAGAGATCTCGCCAGCGACGGCGAAAAAGCTCGCCGACGCTCTCTTAGCCTGTTACAAACGCGCGCAAGCCGATCGGCGGCGCAGAGCGAGTGGAGGACGCTGATGCCCTACTACGACACGATCGACGAAGACCTCGCCCGCGCGAAGGCGATTCTGGCGAAGGGCCGCGAGGTACGCCTGCTCAACCCGACTGACCCGGAGTGCTCACCGGAGATCGAGAGCGTCGGAATCGCTGGCGCGGACATCGACGCCGCCTACAAGCTGCTGGAGTCGTTCGTCGCCGAGATCGAACGGCTGCGCGACGCCTTGCTCGCGATCGAAGAGCACATGGCTGCAGAGAAACGCTGCGACTTCGTCGAGCACGCGCAGCTGCAGGCCGACTACACGGAAGCGGTGCGGCTCTATCGCGAGCGCGACGCGCAAGCCGCGCGCTACCACGACCGCTTACAAATTGATCCAGGCGGCAGCGACGCCATCGATGGCCTGCAAGCCGCGGTGGAGATGTTGCGGGCGCAGAACGAACGGCTGCGCGACGAGATCGTCACGCTGCACGCGAACGACGATACGAAGTGGGAGGAGCCTGTACAGGTGCCGCCCGCGAAGCAGCCGTGGGTCACGCCCGCGGTGGTGACGACCGACGAGAAGGACAGGTCGGAGGATCACGATGAGTGAATCGGTCCTCGTGCCGCTGGTCCTCGCCAACGACGACGACGGCCGCTGGTCGCTGAACCTCGCCCTCCATGGCGAGCTACACGCGCTCACCAGCCTCAGCGTCGAAGCCGATTCGCCCGAGGTGGCGATCGAAATCTTCGTCAACCTGATTCGCAAGCTGCTCGACCAGGCGTAGGGGGATCTAGACAAGCCCAGCTAGCCGTGCTTCGCTCGGAGGCGTGCTCCGACGATTGGCCTTCGGATTCCTCGCACGCGCCGTTCTGCGTGAACTGTCGGCCATCCGCCGTGCGTTGGAAACCCAAGCCGGACACCTGGGACGGCTTGCTGATCACGTCGATCCGCCGATCGCGGAAGACCGCGCCACCCTCAAAGCCGACACCGGCGTCACCCACCTCGACGTCATCGACCAGGAACTCGCGCTCAACTACATCGAGAAGACCAAGCGCGATACTGGCCACACTCCCGACGACGAAGAAATCCTGATCTACCTCGCTGACGAGAAAACCACCGACCTCCACAAGCGCCTGATTGAGCGCGACGAAGAGTTCGCGCGCCTGGCCGAAGGACGCCGATGAAGAAGAGAAAGTCCACGCTCAGCGACGCGACGCTGCTCCTCCCAGCCACGCGTGACCCTGAGGTGCAGCGCTTTCTGCGCCCGCAGCCGCAGCTGCCGATCCCCGCCAAAGCCTGGGACCCGCGCCGCGTCGGCTTTCTCGCCTACCAGCTGCTCGGGCACCGCATAATAACCGGGGCTGGAACACTCTGATGGCGATCCGCGTGCGCCAGCGGAAAGTCAAGAAGGCGACGGCGCTGACCTCGGTGCTCGTCCCCGCCGCGATTCGCGCGCCCGAAGTCCTCACCGACGAGGAGACCCGGCTCAACCTGGAAGCGATCGAGACCTTCACGCTCGCCGTCGGCGGACGTGATGCGCTGGTGAACGTGCTCTCGATCGCTGAGACCGCCCCCGACATCGAGCGGGTCATCACGCTGCTGATTGACCCGCGCTACGAGAAGTTCAGCCTGAAGCGGCTCTGTCACCTCTCGGGCCTGACCGTCGCCGATCTCTTCGCCGCTTACAAGAAGGCGTTGATCACCAAGGCGCACATCCAGGCGACGCACATCATCGCCAGCAAACTGCCGCCGATTGTCGACGACGTGATGACGCGCGCGGCTCCAGTGCCGGTGATTTGCCCGGCCTGTCATGCCGAAGCGCCCGACAAGGAAGTCTGCATCCTCTGCCGCGGAACCGGGGCGGTGCTGAGTGAGCCCGAACTCGACCGGCAGAAGCTCGCGCTGGAACTCGCGCAGCTGACCGAGAAGAAGGGCGGCTTCGTGATTACCCAGAACCAGGGCCTGCTCGCGCAGACCAATCTCACCGCGGTCGGACCCGGCGCGCTGGAGCAGCTGCAGCAGGCCGTTGGCGATCTCCTCTTCAGCCCCAAAGCGACGATCGACGAGCCGGGCGACCCGCCCGCGGAAGAACCGACCCACTAGGAGGCAGCGATGGGCTTCTTCGATGCATTCGGCGGCGGCATGGGCGCGATGGGCGGGGCGTTGAACCAGGCCATGGGCAAGGTCGCCGGGCAGGGCGGAGACATGAGCGGCAAGCCGCCGCAGCTGCCCGGTGGTCTTGGCGGCGCGATCCAAGGCGCGTTCGGCAAGATGACCGGCGGGGGCGGCAGCGGCCTCGGTGCGCTCGTCGGCGGTGGGGCGAATCTCGGCCAGCTGCTCTCCCAGCAGCAACCGCAGACGATGCAGGGGTCGACCTCGCTCGCCCACCCGGAGACCATCCAGAAGTTCATGGGGATGCAGAACCCGCAGACGATGCAGGGGCCGGGCAATTCGTTCGCGCAGCCGATTGGCATCAACGGTAAGGCAGGGATGCAGTCGCCCTTCGGGATGCAGAAGCCGACCAAGACCAGCGCGTCGCGTTTCGGCTTCCGCGCACCCCGCGGCTTCACGCGCTGATGCCCGACCTCACGCTCCCGCAGGCGATTGCCCTCGTGGGTCTCGTCTTCGCCTGGCTGCTCTTCGTGATCGCCCGCGCCTGGTTCGAACGCTGATGTATCACCCTGATCTGATTGCCGCCGCCGAAGCACGTGTGCAGCGGAGATTCGGCCCTGCGCTCGGCGGCTCACTCCCCCACTACACCGTCAGCGAGAGCGCCACGCTCACCGCCAGCGCGATGCAGGCGATGGACGAGAACGGCAGGGTAACCAGGGCCTTAACCGACGACGAGCAGCGCTTCGTCGGCGTCGCGCGCCTGCGCTCCATCTACGACTTCCCCTGGTTCGCCGAACGCTTCTGCTGGATTGACGCCGAGGGCGCAGGGCTTCGCAGACTCAGCCCGCTGTGGGAATCACAGCAGATGGTCCTCGACCAGCTGGCCCGTCTGGAGAAGCGGAACCAGGAGACCGGTAACAAGGACGGCCTGCTGCTCAACATCCTGAAGGCCAGACAGCTGGGCGTGAGCACGTTGTCAGAAGCCTTAGTGGCGCACCGGTTAGTCACCCGCACACACATACGCGCGTTGTCAGGTGCGGACGTCGAGGAGCAAGCCGGTTACTTATTCAGGATGGTCGTGCGTATCTACGACCAGTTACCCTGGTTCCTGAAGCCAGGGCGTGTCTACTTCAATAAGAACCGCGAGCTGAGTCTGGCGAACCAGTGCTTCTTAAAGACGGCCTGGGGCAAGTCAACCAGAGGTGCCTTACAAGCAGTAAGTGGACTGGAGGGGAGTAAGGGCAGCATCGGCCGTGGTCAGACTTACTCGGTTGTCCACATCTCCGAGTTACCCACCTGGGAGAATCCCGAGCAGTTAGATACGGCGTTATTACCAGCAATCCCCTTACAGAAGGAGACCCTGGTTCTCTACGAAGCGACTGCGGAGTTCGCCGGGGACTGGTGGCACAACCACTGGCTGGCGTCAGGGGAAGGTGTCGGCCGCTTCCGCAACATCTTCATCCCCTGGTGCGCGGAGCCTTCGAAGTATTCGTTACCAGCCCCCGTCGATTGGTCACCCTCGTTAACCACCCTGGCCCACGCGGAGAAGTGCGAGCGCGACAGCCCGAAATGGTTCGGCAAGCGGAAGGTGCTGACCAGGGACCAGCTCTATTGGTATGAACAGACGCGTCGGTTCTACGAGCAGAAGGGGATGCTCTACAAGTTCCTCAAAGAGTACCCCGCCGACGACCAGGAGTGCTTCCAGTACGCGGGCCGCTCGATCTTCACCTTGGAGCAGCTGGAGGCGATTGACCACGCAGGCAGCAGACGCCCGCTCCTCGATGTCTGGGCGGTCGAGCCCGCGATCGAGATTGCCAAGCTGCGTCGAGAACCGGGGCCGTCCGTCGATGTGCAACCCAAGCGAGTCGTGCCGCCGCTCAGCCCCCACAGCGCACCACGCTCACACGCGTTGTCACAAGAAACGTCCCCGGTTCCGCCCGGCTACGGCTTCCGCCGATTAACCAAGGCGCAGCTGAAGGCCATGCCGAACTTGAGAGCGGGCGTGCTGGCGATCTGGGAATACCCGAGGATCAGAGGCCCGCGCCGTTACATCATGTCGGTCGACGTCTCAGACGGCCTCGGCCAGGACTACTCCGTCATCGACATCATCCGCCAGCCGACCATCGAGGAGCCCGCCGAGCAGGTCGCCCAATACGTCACCAATCTGCTCGACCCCAAAGCCCTGAGCTTCGTCTGTGACGCGGTCGGCCGCTACTACACCGACAGCGACAACGTCGAGGCGATGGCGGCGATCGAGACCAACGCGCACGGCCTGGCGACGCAGGACACCTTGCAGCTGCACCTGGGCTACAGTCACTTCTACGTCTGGGAGTATGCCGACGCGGCGACGCCCGAGCGACGCTTCTCGACCCGCATCGGCTGGATGACCAGCCCGCGCACCCGCCCGCTCCTCATCGCGAGCTTCCACGGGGCGGTCACCAACTTCGACCCGACGTCGAAGATTCCCGAGCTGGTCTTGAACAGCCCGATCACCAGGGGGGAGTTGCGCCACTTCATCACCGCGGGGACCATTGGCGAAGCCGAAGCCGCCCGCGGCCAGCACGACGACGCGGTCATGGCGGCGGCAATCGGCTACTACGTGGCGTGGCGGATGGCGGGCGGGGAGGTGGAGCCGATCGCCGAGCGGCGGCAGCGCAAGGCTGCGCTCGACGCGCTCAACCAGGAACGGCACACGCCCCGCCTTGATTTCAGAAACGGCCCCTCGACGGCCGAGGAAGCCGATGACCTGGAGCAGGACCATGACCCGATCGTCGGCGACGACCACCAGGACTACCAGCTCAGTGACGATGACGCCGGCCTCTACTTCAACGATCGCTCCCGAGCGTGAGCGCCTGCTCGACGAAATCAAAGTCCGCCTCGCCGACCTTGCGGCGCAGTCGCCGACGGCGACGCCGGGGCTGACGCTCACCCTGATCCAGTGCGGGCGGCTGGAAGAGACCCTCGGCATCGGCGCGACGCGTTCGTTCGAGCAGCTGGTCAAAGCGGTCGAGCGCCTCGCCGCGATCAAGGTCGGCGAGATCAAGCTCCCATTCACCCCCGGCCAGCTCACCGAACTGAAGCACCGTGCGGAAAAAAGAGGCCGCACGATCGAGCAGGAGATGAAAGCGGTGGTCGATCGGATTCGCGACGAACTCTTCTACAAGGGCGGCTAATGCTGTCGATCCCCCCGCTCGCCGTCAGTGACCAGCCGTACCTCGGTGACGCGACGCCGCTTCAGGCGCGCGGGGGGATGCCGACGCCGGTCGATCTCCTGATCGCGCGCGTGACCGCGTTGGAGATCCGCCTCACCCAGACTCAGACCCGTCTCTGCGCGCTGGAGGATCTGGTCGCCGTCCTCGCGCGTCCGCCCTGGTGGCGGCGCTGGTGGACCGCCGTGCGGGAGTGGTTCGAATGAGCCTGCCGACGCCCGTCGCCTACTGGCCGCTCGACGAGTCGACCGGGGCGACCAGTGCCGACGCCAGCGGCCACGCCCACACGCTCGCGGTTGACGAGAGTCTTAGCGATTGGGTCACGGGCAAGTTCGGCAACGCGCTCTCACAGCTGCAGACCGCCACGGGCCTGGCGGCGTCCTTCGCCGCGATCGACCTCGGGACCGTCTACAGCGTCGCGTTGTGGAGTCTGTGGCAGGACCCGAGCGACGGCGTGCTGGTCGCGGGCGCGCCCGGCTCCTATGCCTTCTATCTCGATGGGACGGCGATCTACCACAGCGCTGGCACCGGCAACTTCGTTACGGTGGCCTACGTGCCGACCGCCAGCTGGCGGCACCTCGTGGTCACGCGTAACGGCGCAACCGTTCGCTTCTACGTCGACGGCGCAGCCCTCGGCGCGGCGCAGACACTGGCGACGCCAGCCACCACGCTCGTCCTCTCCGGGATCGGAGCCTTCAACGCCCTCCCGTTCGACTTCGCCGCCAAGGGGCTCTACGACGACATCCGCCTCTACGACGTCACCCTCAGCGCCGCCCAGGTCAGTGAACTCTTCGCGCTCGATCCGACCGCGCCGGTGACCACCGGGACGGCGCTCGACCCCGAGACGACGCTGGGACTGGAACCGAGCTTCGTCGCTGCCGCGGTGGGAGGACGGCTGTGATCCAGGCGCTCGGCAAGCTGCAACCGACCCCCGGCACGCCGCTGCGTGCGACGCAGAACATCACGCCGCTGCCCGGCCAGCGCTACGCCGTTCACGGCGTCATGCTGCAGGCGTTGCCGACCAACGTCGGCAAGGTCTACATCGGCAAGCAGACGCTCAACCGCGCCGCCTACAGCGACCTCTACGCGGTCCTGGCGATTCCCGCCGGAGCCGCCCTGCCGTCGTTCTCGACGGCGCTGACGCTCGCCCCCAACGCGATCAACCTCGCCGACTTCTGGGTCGATGTCGATACCGCGGGCGACGGCGTCATCGTCACGGTGCTGGTGGCATGAAGACGCGGCGCGCGACGGATGCTGGACCGCTGGTCAACCGTCGTCACCCGGCGACGGTCGGTTCAGGCGCTCGTCCGCGCCGCGCCGAGAAGGAGCGGTGATGGCACTGCACGATTTCTGGTGTCCCGAGTGCGGCCAGGTGCTGGTCGACATCAACATCCCGATCGAGACTGGGGCACGGAAAGGCGCGCCCGAGCACTGCGGCAAGAAGACGCGCTGGATTCCCCAGGTCGGCCGGATGGACGCCTACGAGCCGTTCCAGGAGTTCGAATGCCGCGACGGCATGAACAACCTGGTGACGGTCGACTCGCTCAAAAAGCTCCGCGACATCGAGCGCGATAGCGAGCAGCGCTTCCGCGACGGCGAAGGCCAGCCGCTGGTGTGGCGCAGATACTCCAACGACCGGTCGAACAACGACGTGCATTCGCTCCATCCCAAATGGCAGGGCGGCGAGCAGCCCGACCCGAAGTGGGTGAAGGAACACCGAGGTCTGATCCAGAAGCCTGCTGACGACCCCGACAACAGCTACGGTCCCGGTGTGACCGCCGACACGCCGACCGGCCTCGATCACTTGAAGTAGCGATGCCTGACTTCTCGCCCAGCGGCATTCTCGATCTCCCGCGCACGTCCGCCGAGTCGCTGATGAACGGCGACCCGCGCGTCTTGAACTGGCTGCGCGAGTGGGTCCAGGACGGCGACTACATCAATCGCCAGGACCCCAGCTACGACATGATCGGCAAGGCCCAGGCCTACATCGTCGGCGAGCAGCTGGCGGCAGAGAACTGCAAGCTGAAATACCTGCCCCAGGTGGTCATCAACGAGACCCGGAAAGCGATGCAGGCGCACGTCTCGGCGATCACCGACCTGAAGCCGGTCGCCGGGTGGAAGTCGAACCCGGAATACCAGGTCCAGGCGAACATGCTGAACCAGTACCTCATGGCCGAGTGGATCACGACCATGATGGACCTCGACCTGGGTGACTGCGTGAAATACAGCCTGGCCGGAGGGACCGGCGACCTGGTCGTCGACTGGGACCCGCACGTGCCGATGGGCGGCGCGCACCAGCTGAGCGCGCGCGATCCCCGCGATACGCTTCCGCTCCGACCGAGCTTCGGCAGAAGCGTCCAGACCTGGGAAGGCGTCTGCTTCCGCGAGGAGCACACGGTCAACGTGCTGCGCGGGATGTATCCGACCAAGGCGCACCTCTTCCGTCCCGCCACCGACACCATGCTGGGACGCGTCATGGGGAGATTCCGCACCGGCCTGAGCCGCCTTATCAGCCCCGCAGACCCGCTCGATTCGATTGCCTTCAGTGGGACCGCGGCGACCGTCAGAAAGGCCCGCAGCGGGGCGCTGGTGGTCTACAGGGCCTATTTCCGGGACCGGACCAGGAACCTCACCTTCAAGCCGATCGCGATGGGGACGCCCGGTTCGAACTGGGCCTACGTCGTTCAGCCGAACGAGCCT